GTTGGTGGTTGAGAGCCAAATGAGGTGCCAGCCCGGCATCTCTGGTACTTTTGGCAGTGCTGATTGGTTCCATTCATCACTCCACATCTTTCGACGTTCCTGTGAGCTTACGAACTTTGTTTCTGGAGCGGCGCGACTTGCGTCCTCGCTTGCGCGATCATTGCGTCCACCTGCGTTCAGAGATTTTTTCAAACGTGATTCGGTCATACTTGTTTCCTTAGTAAGAGTTGTTTCGAGCTTCTTGCGCATATCGCTTAATCATCTTGGATCGCTTATCGGGATCATCCCAAAAGCCAGCATCCTTCATTGCGCGCACTTGTTCTGGTTTCAGTACAAATGTGTTCCTGTTGGTGCTTCCGTTGACGCTTTCGCGACCAGAACTTGTTACAACACTCCTTGGTCTCTTAGTAGACGAACGTACGTCCGTGCTGTCATTGTACTTGTGAGGCAAGTACTTATGCAAGCGATTATCGAGTTCATTCCAGTAATCAGGTGAGGTTGGATCCCAACCCTCCTGAACCAGAGTCTCGTCAATCTGCTTTGCAATCTTGGAATCGGTGTCCCGAGCGTTCGGGTCGTACCAATCATTCTTTTCCATCCAGTTCGCCGCCAAGCGTTGCAGGCGGGGATCTGGGACGTTTCCTTGGGTCTGGCGTGGCTCGACAGCCGCCTTTTTGAAGTTGGACAAAGCTTCCATCTGGCGACGGGCTTCGTACATCATCTCTTGGGCTTCAGTCATGGCGTGACCGTCAGAGGCAGAAGCCGCCTCAGCGATCTTCATCTTGGCGTACTGCAAGCGAAGTTCTTGGTCTTCAATAGCCTTGTCGATACGGGCGAGGTCAGCAGAGTGCGTCTTGCGCTCCACAACGGACAAACGCTCCATCAATTCTTGGTTCTTGCGTTCCAAGTGCTGGAGTTTCATGTCCTTCTCTACGCCTGTCTTCTTAGCCAAATCCCTCTTGGCACGACGCTTTTCACGACGTGCGCGTTGGTATTCAGTCTCGTCTTCAGGGACTACGTCGTCGTCAACTTGGTCAGCAGAGCCGCCAGCCGCCATACGGTCGTCATCCTGCTCATCAGGGGACTCAATGCTGTCAGGAAGGTCAATAACGGCTGAACCGTCTGCTTCTTCCGTGACTTTGATCTTGTCAAGTTCGTTTTCTGTGGTCATAAGAATGCTTTCATAGCTAGGGGATCACCAATGACTTTGGCAATGACTTCGTGGTCGTTTAAGATCATGAACAAGGCTGGATCTTCGTGATCGTCCTGTCCTTCAACCTTAACTTCCCAACGATCTCCGCCCCATTTAGGGACTCGGATGTAATCACCAACCTCGCACCACGAGCCTTCAGGCCAGCCTTGCATGGTTTCACGGTTTTTGAATGCGAGAGGGCCAACTTCGATGACTTTTGCCACCATGTTGTTCCACTTCTCGGTCTCTTTGGTTTCTTCCACCAAAATGATCCCTGCGCTTGTCGTTTTCTGCTTTGTGCGACGTAGTTGCACCAAAACTCGACCACCTAATGGCTTAGCACCCGGGCTCACAGCGGGGAATGCCCACTTCACTTCAGCGTTTTCCAACACTTCGGGGTTATCGCTCATCTTCTGCATCTTCCTTTAACATTTTGTTAATGAGATCGAGGGTTTCCTGCAATCCCAAGTTTGTGCCGACCGTGCGTTGGTACGCCTCCCATGACGCGACGTTTCCAGCCGCTAAGGAAGTAGCTATTTCAGCTTGACGCGCCTTGATTGCGCCGATCAGATCACCCAAATTGAATATCATTATTTCTTCTTAGCTTGCGATAGGGCGCCTCCTTGTTTTTTAGCTGGCGCTGTGTTGCCAGAGGACTTCAAAGAAGAGCCATCGAGCTTCTCGCCTGCGGCGATACGCTTGTGCATAGGAACTGCTTCGTTGTGATAAGGGTTAGATGTAGCCATTTTGATCTCCAAGGGTTTGTTGCGCTTCTTTCTGAAGCTCCAGTGCAGTTTTTGCCTGCTCGTTTTGCAATTTAGCCGCGTCTCGCGTCAGTTTTGCAGATTCAATACGTTCTTTGGTCAGGTTGTCAGCCGAATTGGTAGACATCTTGACACTGTCAGACTGTTCTTGCTTAGCCATCTCCATTTGCAGTCTTGCGGCGTCAGCTTGTCCCTCTTGCATAAGGCGCTTGTCTGCCAATTGCAAGTCTGCTTGGTCTTTTGCGGCACGACGCTGGGTTTCTGCCATGCTTGTCTGCATGAGAACCTGCGCTTCGGGTGGCAGAGGAGCTTGTTGCTTGCCCTGTTGCATCATCTGAATCATCTGTTGGATGACAGGCATGACGCCCTTGAACGCTTTCTCGCTGTCCATAGCAACGTGTTGAGATGCCAAGGCGTAAATCTTGTCAATCTCGGCTGTGTACTTGGGATTGGCGTAGTCAGCTTGTTGTTTACCAGTGGACTTGGTCACATAACCGTTCATGCGCTTCAAATACCACAGGGTAATGTGCTGTTTGATGTGCTCCATCATCTGTGGAATGAAGGCTGGTGCGATCATGGGGTTTGCACCGAAGGCTGGATCCTTAGCGAAGTCCAAGTGACCCTGAATGTGAGCCAAGTGGTCTTGATCGATAAAGGCAAAACCTGTCTGACCAAGAGCCATGGCGACGTTTTCGTCGGCGACTGGTCGCTCTTCGGGGTTGGGGACGTCTTTCATCAGCTCGTTGATCCCGGGCACCTTGATCTGCTTCAAGAACCTCTCAATCACCACCTTGCGGTTAAACAAATCAGGGTTCTTGTCCATGATCGCCATCACCGACTGAGTCTGCGCCATGCGCTGAGTCTCAGAGAAGATGTGCGGATCAGAGACAGGGATCACATCCGTGTTAGATGCGAAGTCTTCTTTGCTGATTTCCAGATCTGCAACCACTTCACCCTTGCGTTGCTCGTCGATGTACCAACGGTTCAGGCGACCAAGGATCTTCAGAACGCGACCTTGGGACTCGTGCAAACGTGCATGGATGGCGGAGAACACCGCGGCGCCCTGCTCGATCAAGGCTTGGGTGGTTCCAACAGGGGTGTTGGAGTTCACGTCAGCGATTTTTTCCTCTGCGGTGGTCACGACACCCTTAGCCGCGCTGTCTAACCAGCCTAAAAGCGAGAATAAGACCGCGGAAGGTGGGTTGAAAGGCATGGGCATGGCGATCTTGCGGATGTCGTCCACACCGGGCATCCCCTCAATCTCACAAACCTGCGTTACGTCGACCTGTTGGGACTGCCCTGAGATCTTCGCTCCTTTGAGCTTGAGCATGGTCGCCGCATTGTTGATATGGGCAGAGTCCAACAAAGCGCGTAGAGAGCCTGTAAGAGCCGCTGACAGCCCTCCTATGAGCTGTGGCAGACCGATAGCGTAGGCGCCACGCCATGGGATGAACTTAAATTCGACTAGCCAGTCAAGCTTGGTCATGGTTTCGTCGCCCTCTTCCCAGTTACGGTAGAGACCAACGCACTCGTTCTCGTGCTCGTCAACCATCAGGATGTAGGGAGCGGACTCACCATCTGTCAGTGGGTCGTCTTCGAGCTCCAACCATGTGTAGATGTGGTAGACCTTACGTAGTCCGTCTTCGTTGTCTTCAAACTTGCGACCTTCGATCTTGTTGTTCGCCTTCTCAGAGTGGGTTTCCTCTGGTTCAGCAGACACGCGGATCAGGTCAATGTCACGGTACAGACCTGAGCGGATGCGGTTCTTGAACTCCCACTCAGTCAGGGTCTGCATCTCAGTGACGCGCTGAGCTGTGTAGAAGTTAGCGGCGGCAAAGGGTAGCAGGATGTTGTCAATAGGCATGAACTCAGCACAAGGACGCTTCTTCTTGTCGTCGTACCAGAGCTTCATGTACTGTGAACCACCCAAGGGGAGCTGAGTCAGGAGCTGTTCCTGCTCGTCGCGGAACTCTTCGATCTGCTCAGTCAACTGCCAGTTCATAAAGTCGCGCTTGCGCTCGGCTTTCTCGATCTTCTCCTCGTCAACCTTGCCCAAGATCTTGGTGCGGGTTGGGCCATCAGGTGGAAACATCTCCTTGATAGCACGAGAGGCGAAGTCTACGCAGGCTTCAGCCATGACAGGGTGGACGACCTTGCTGGCGCCCATGAAGGTAGCACCGCCCGGGGCATCATTGCCCATACCCGTACGGCGTAATCCTTCTTCATACTTCTTGTCACGCTCCTCACGAGACTTCTTGTCGTTCTCGACCAAGTCCATGTAGCGCAAAGCGATCTTGTTCAGGTCATAGGGTTGAAGCACCTCAGCCAAGTTCTGGTAGAAGTCCTCGTCCTCCATTGGCCCCTTCGTGTCCATGCGCACTATGGCAGACCCATCAGGTAGCTCCTCGATCTCTGAGTCTTCGTCAGGCATCTCAAACTCCATGCCTTCGTCAGCATTAGCCTGCTGGTCTTTTAACCCATCGATAAAACGACCCGCGTTAGGATCTTGTGGGAATTGTGTCGCCATAGCTTATTTCCTTTTGAGCTTCTTGTTGCTCAGTTCCATGAACATTGCGTCGCGGTTGTCACTCATCTTAACTTTACCACTAACAGACTTTTTAACTTGAGGTTTAACTGACCCACCTTTAGCGTAGACATCAGGCAGAATAATTGGTGGACGACCACCCATCATCGGCTCAGATTGTGGCAACACCAAACCACCAGACAACTCTAATTCTTTTTTCATTGCCTCAATGAACTCTTCTTGGGAGCGCCGTGGCAATCCCTCACGCAAGTCCATTGTTGGGGTTACACCAACCAAGTTACGCTTCTCACCCTTGCCAGCCAACGCTCTACTGCGGTGACGACCTTCGTGCCCTGAGACGTAGGGAAGCAGTGGCAAGCCAACTTCTTCTTTTGCCAAGTTGAGGTAAGGAACGCTATCAAACATGGCAATTCGCTCAAGGTGTTTGACATACTCATTTGTTGGTACGGTGTACTTGGAGATCTCGCCTTGCTTGGCTGACTCTGCCGCCTTGGGGCCAACGCTCGTCTTGCCTTGCAACTCAGACGCAAACTTCTCAAAGTCCGCTGGACTCATGGTCATCAAAGCTTTGGCATTGTCGCCAGTGAAGCGTTCTTTGAGCGCATCTAGGGTGTACATCTTCTCAAGGTTAGGGATCTCGTCCGAGGCACGTTCTACACGCCTTGCGCCGTATCCGCCCTTTTCCTTCTCGACGATCTTCTTTAGCTCAGTCAGTCCGCTTGGCTTGATGATCTGTGGCGCTTTAGGTGCTGGCGCGGCTTTGCGAGCCATCTTGGAAATAAACCCGCCAGTGGCTTTGGTTATGTCTGGTTCATTGGTGTCGTACGTGCCACGGTTGCCAATGGCAGATTTAATTTGCTCTGGTTTAAACACGGCAATGTTTTTTGCCAAATCGTCAGAGTAAAACGAATCAAAACCTAATTTTTGGATTGCTTCCAAAACGTCTGGGCTTTCTATTGCTGACCATAACCCATCTTTTATGTATTCAAGCTGTTCTCTGTCTTTTATGATAGACCTGAGTTTATTTAAGTGAGATGGATTTTCATAGTCAAACGGATTTTCAGCACGAACGTGCACGGGCATGATGTTTTGCCCACGAGGTTGTCCCAAACCGGGGTATTGATTAGCAACCTTTGGGTCGGGGGTGGCAAAAATGTATGGCCTAAATTCGGTAATGTCTTCGTCAGTACCGTGGTACATCACGTTTTTTTCTTTCGACTTCTCAAGGTACTTGGCTTTGTTGGCTTCACGCTCAGCCAAAGGCAACACACCCTCCTGTTGACCAGAAGCTTTAGCTCTTGCCGCCATGCGCTTGATCTCAGCCTCGATCTCAGCGTTGGTCAGCGAGTTAGGAACTACGTCGCGCAGGTAGCTGTTCTGATCTCTAGCGATTATGTTCTTGACAGCTTCTGCACGAGGTGCCATCTCGCCTCTCATCTGCTTAAGCTTAGCTAGAGCCGCCATCTTGGCAATTGATCCGCCCTTGCTGTATTCAGGCTCTTCTTGAGGCTCAAGCATCTGGGATGCCGCACCAGCGCCAGCAGTTGGGATGCCAACCTGTTGGTACAGGGGTAGACCCTTCGTCTTGATGGACTCACGCATCTCTGGTGTGATGGGGAAGTTGTGTAGCTTGATCTGGTTGTACGTATCTAGCTTCTGAAGCTCTTCAGCCATGAGCCTCTCAGACTCTGGTCTTGTCATTCTTCCAACCAGAGTTTCTTCGTGAGTATCTGGATCACGCCTCATTAGATCTACCATTCCATCAAATGGTTCATTGAGGTCTTGAACGGTAATGAACGGGTGGTCGCCACGCATACCACCGCCCCAAGATGTGTCTCTGGGATCTCTAGTAGACACAGGAATACTGCCCATCTCAACCCTAGCGCCGTAGTCTTTGCCGTAGCTGTTTAGGTAGTCGGTCAGCATCTTGTCGTAGAAGCCTTCCATGCCTTCCTTGCGTGGAAGAGACGTACCTTCTGGTTCCGTCTGCATACGATCCCACACGCGGTCTGTCAGCTTGTTTATTTGCTCTTTGCTGTTGTCACGACGCATGACTATGCTAATAATTCGGTGCAGGTCTTCTTTTGTTTTGACTGGATCGCCACCCCTCTCAAGCAAAACACCGCGTTCACGGGCTATCTCTTCGATGTTTTGTCCACCGTATTCCCCACCAGATTGCTCTTTGGCTCCAACAGTCCATCCGTCATCGCCCTTCTTCCAATCGATGCGTTCACTGCCGTAGCGCCTGAATTGCTCGGCTCCGGGCGAGATCGCTATGCTGTCATACCCATTCTCAGCCGCGTAGTTCAGCAAGCGCTTCATCGCCAGCTCGTGCCAATTCTTTTTGAAGGGCGCGTCAGGTACTCCGTAATTGATGATGCTCTGCAATTCGTCCCGCTTCTCTTGTAGTTGCATGAGTTGGGGGGTGATGCTGTTTGCCTCATCAACTAAGGCTCTGTGTCCTTCGCCACGATAACCTATACGCTCAGCTTCATCACGAAGTTGACCACGTTTGTTCACTAAATCTTTAAATTCTTTTTCTAGCGCATTGCTCTGCTCTACGTAGTCGTCAGGTTTGTATCCCTTCTTACGACCAGTTTGGTGCCAGTCAGACTGGATCTCTTCGACGTGCAGGATCTTCTTGGGCGGAGTCTTGCGTTCACCTTGAGTCATTGTTACGTTGTTGCGTATGTTCTCAGGCAAAGTCTCAACATAAGCCTGCAACTCTTCAGGTGTGTCAAACATCTGTGATTGCCTGCCAGACGTCTTGTTTACGACGTAGAAGCCCTTCTGCGGGGGCTGAGGAATAAGCCTGTCTTGCACACGCATGTGCGCTAAAACATTAGGGTCTTGCAAAAAATGAGTTGACCAATAATTGTTGTCGCCTTTTGATGTATCTGATTTAGGTAACTTCAACAACATCTCGCGGTAGTTTTCACCACCAGCCGTTTTGTACTCACTGTACTTTTCAAGATCTTCATCAATTTCTTCGTTCCACTTCCGTATTACACGACTTGGAACTTCATCCCATGAGTCGTAACCAGAAGTCTCAATCCTGTCACGTAACAAGTCATTGCGCTCTTCATCACTAATCTCAGTAAGATGGCGCTCACTTACTTGAGGTGGTGGGTTCTCTTTGAGGACTTGCTGAGCCTCTTGCTTGGTCATCTTGCCCTTGCCCTTGAACGCTTGCTCAAGCTTACGGTCGGCGATCTCAGCAGGCTTGACGCCCTTGGTCTTCATGACTTCGGTCAGGAACTCAATGCCAGTACCCTTGTTGCGCTTTAGGTTAGCCAACGTCTCATCCACAGCGGAGTAGAAGGGTTTCTTCTTTGCGGCTTTGAGTCCGATATCAGGCAATCCACGAATTAAGCTCATAGTGGTCTCTCTTCAATGATCAGGTCGTCACCAGTTACTTCGCCACCTTCGGCTTTGTGCATCCCACTGTCAGCAACTTGACGTGCCGCATCATCCACTGTCAAGCCCTTGTTGACAAGGTTTACGATCATGTTCAGGTTGTTCATGCTGTCTCTGATGCCGTACTTCTGAGCGGCTTCTACGAACTCATTGCCATCGATGTAGGCGGCTGGTTGCTTGACAGCTCCACCCTTCTTCTTGCCAGTGTACTTCTTGATCATCTCTTGGTACTGCTTGATCTCGTCGATCAGTTGCTGGTCAATGACTTGGCGAGGCCCCACGTACTTGAACGAGCCAAACTCCTGCGGAGCTTGCTTGGGGTTCTCGCGCACGGACTTGAGGGTGTCAGGGAAGGATAGCTCGTAAGGGATGTTGTACTTGGAGGAGCCCAGAAACTCCCCCGGTATATCGTGCGAATAAGTTGGGTGCTCAGAATAACCAAGATCCTCAATCTCTGGACGCAGGCGACCTATCGACTTGCCTGTCACACCAATCTCCAAGTCACGCAGGTCAGGCTCTGTCACGGCGTGGCGTATATCAACACCGCTGGGCAGGTTGTACTTCTGAGTCACCGTTGGCATCTGCATCAAAGCGTTGAAGTGCTTGCGCAGTTCTGGGTCGATGGAGAAGTGTAGGTAGGCTTCGGACGGGTTCTCGATGCCGGGGAACGAGGGGCGAGGGCCAGACTTCTTACTCCCAAGGCGAACCAATTTGTTGAAGTCCTCAATCTGTCCCCTGCTCATCTTGGCTGGGTTGATGGCGGCAAGGTTCGCGTCCGCGTAGTGCTGGGCGTAGTTGATGGAGTCAGGCCCCATCATCACGTAGTTCCCGAGCACAGGCAGGTCATATTGTTTAGACGCCTCACGGGCAACATTCTGCACACGGTTAGCCGCATTCAAGCCAGAAGCCCAGAATGCGTCCCCTTCGTGCTCTAAGCCGTACAGAGGGCCTCCGTGCTGAGGGGATGGACTCTCCAATGGAACACCATTCACAGAGTAGATTGTTTTCCCAGAGATCGTTGGGTCACCAGCGATGCCAACCATCACGTTGTCTTTGAGTTCCTCGATGTCCACAGTCCTTGGCAACCCACGTTCAGCACCTGTTGGACGGATGTCGTGCACCATCTCCTTCTCTCTGGCAAACTGCTTTTGAGTCTTTTCAGCAACTGACTGTGAACCAGTTCTGCCACGGACAAACTCACCAAGCATCTGTGGAGCCATGCGTCTAGCAATGGCATCAATCTCAGCCTTGCTCTTTGGTGCGGCTCTAGCTAACTTGGCAATAGCTCCACCGCCAGCCATCTTCTGGTTGTTCAGCTCCAGCATCATGGTGTCTGGGTTGTTGGAGATGACCACACCACCACGCTTCATGCCTTCAAGATCTGGTGGCACGTCTGGCGTTGGTGGCGCTTTGGGCAAACCAGTGTCGTAGTCGTTGCCTGAGTCCAACTCATACCACTTGCGCGTCAATTCTTCTTTCTCAGCATTTGTCAGATACTTGGGAACCTTGTAACCAGCTTGCTCTAAAGCTTGAATGTCTTTGGGATCAAATATACCTTTGGGGCCAGTGGCTTCCCATTCAAAACCTGTGTTCCTAAAGTCGCCAACATCAGACCAATTGCCACCACGGACAAAATCCTGCACAAATGGCAGGTAAGCATCTTTGGGCTTAGCGTTGCCTTTGCCTTTGATCTGAACAATGTTTGGCGGCTCATTTTCTTTTGCCATGCGCATTGCAATGTCAGACACATCTTTGTCGGTATAACCGTTTGGCAAATTCTTAGCTTCTAGCTCTGCCTCTGGCATGTACTCTTTGACAACATCCCAACGCAGTGCGTATTTACTTGGCTGAACCTCAATCGTCACATGTGGCTCACCCTTGGCATCACGCAGGCTATAAATGCGTGACTTGCCTTCTAGCACGTCAGGGCAGTAACCACCAACGCAGTGACCCATGGTGTCGCCTTCGTACTTAAGGGCGTCTTCAATAATCTTTTCTCTAGGGTGACGTTGTAAGTTTCCAGCCTCGTCATAGTATGTGCCAACTATTGCGGACTCTTTCCAACCTTCAGGCAAATCTTTTGGCTGATTCAACTCAACCCACTTATAGCCCTCTGGGTATTCCTTGTAGGTAGGGAAGCCCTCTTGCTGTTGAAGAGCAGTCTCCTGCATCTTACGAGCCATCTCTTGGTCGTACTCGTAGGTGCGGCGTACTGCCTGCTCCATGCTGACCTTGTTTAGTTGCTCAGGGCGGATGCGACCAGAGGCTACGTCTTGCCTAAGCACGTCAACAATGTGGTTGAAGCCAAGGTCTTGTGTGAAGTTCACAGAATCCATTGGGGAGATCCCATAGACTTTGGTGAACGGATCAACCTTCTCCATCCATGGCTCACCCTTGCCTCTGTTGATCATCTCACCAGCCGTGCCAAAACCTATTGGCTTGTCTGCCTTGCTTTCCCACAACATGCCTTGCCATGATTGCCCATACGGATCAGGAAACCCAGCCTCTTTGCGTGTCTCCCTAACTGCGCCCATGTTGAGCGGCGTACTTGCATCTGTGGGCAAATGGCTGACGCCCTCTTCTGCCAGCCTACGGACTGGGTCGTCAGGCGTTCCCATGTCCTTCTTAACGTAGTTGGTTAGGTTGCTTTGAATCCACTTGTTCAGAGCGGCTTCGTTTGCCCTGCGTGGGTTGTTTATGTCGCGCTCAAGGTGCTCAGCTACCCTACCTGCACCGCCTGTGTAATCGGGCTGGCTGGCGGCTTCTTTAAGCTCTGCAATACGTTTTAGTGCCGCGGCATCGAACTCAGGGCCATACGGGATGTTGACGTTGTTGATGACGCCCTTTTGGATCAGGGGATCAAGAACCTTCTCAACACTGCCAGCTAACCAGTTTCCACCCTTGGGCTTGACAACATTGGACTGCGTGTTAGCGCCCATAGCCAAGACCATCTCACGAGGTAGACCGCCACGCTCTAAAGCGCCCTTGACGATGGGCTCCATAGCGCCCTCAATCTTCCTACCGACCTGCTCTGCGCCTCTGCCTGCTGTTCTCATGGCTTGGGACGTGGCAGGGGCTGACAGGTACTGCAAAGCCACCGCCTCTGGCAATATGGGTGGGAGCTTGTACTGGGTCTCAAGTTTCTCAAGGAAGTCGCCTACGTCACCTGCGTACTCATACGCTAGTGGTTGCTCAGGCTTGTACATGCGGTCTTCTATGAACTTCTCAGCCGCGGCGTCACCATGCACCATTCTGGTTGGCAGAGAGTTGATGGCTTGCGTCAGGGCTGAACCCATGAGCCTGACTGTCTGCAATGCGCCAGCCGCCTTCTCAAGTGGGGATCTGTCAGCCTGTTGTTGGCGTCTAAGCTGAGCATCACGCTCAGCCATGCGTCTACCCATCTCAAGGTTTTCCTTAGTGGGAATGCTCAGATCAATGTCGCCATACTGAGGCAAGTCCATCGCCCTTGGGTCTTCAACAAATGGCATTGGCTGAGCCGACTTGAAGTTCTTAGCCTTGATGTTCCCAACTCGTGGGTAGAACGCTGGTTTGTTTTCGTCAGCCATGGCTTATCCTGCTGAGTTGCTGTTGCCCCAATGATACCTTGGTGCTCATGCTGTGTCTACGCGCCTAGAACACTTTCAGCCCAATGCCCTGAGCTGTGTGATCCCTTGTGGGAGACGTACACCGTGGTCACGTCCTGAGTCACATGGACGTCGTGCTTGGGCATGGTCGTGTACGCCAGCACGTTGTCAGAGTAGTAGAACTCCTCGTCGGTCACCAAGTCGAGCATAAGCGCCAGCGCAAAGTTCTTGCCAAAGGCGGTGGAGGAGGACATCCCGCCCGGGGCGTGTGCCGTGAACTTCTCAGGTCTCTGGTACTTGTAGTCATGGGTCTTAAGGTACAGCACCCCACAGGTGTCGGACAGCGTCAGGTCGTGCCCCTCCAGCGCGGACAGCTTCTTTTCCACGTGGTCACGGTAGTAGATGTCGTCGTGGTCTGCCCACAGGAACACGTCGCACCCTTCCACGAGGAGCTGGCTCAAGGGCAGGGCGTACCACAGGTGTTGCTTGATCGTGCTAGGTACGTGGATCCACTTGATCTGGATCAGGGGTTTGAGATCCTCGATCACCCACTCGTAGCTCTCCTCGCTCCCGTTCTGGTGGATGCACAGCACGTCAGGCTTGACAGTCTGCACGATCCACTGGAGGACTGCCTGACGCAGTAGGTCAGGTCTCTTGTACGTGGGAATGATCACTCCCACCTTATGCGGCATAGGGGTTCTCAAGCTTACGCTGACCGCTGTCAATGTAGTCGTCCATGTCGTAGTCGTCCCTTGGAGCGCCATCGATGTCCAGCCAGCCAGCATCACGTAAGAACCGTAGCCCTTGGGTGCAGGCGTCCACGAAGTCGTCGTGCGTCGAGTCAGGGAAGCTACAGATCTGGGAGACGAAGCCCTCAGCCCAGTCCTTGACGTAGCCCTTCCTGACACTGCTCTCAGGGATCCATACGCGCCCAGCGGCGATGATGTTGGACACAATGTTCAGGCGCTGGATCTTGTCAGCCCGACCGGGGTTATACGCCCTCACAGGCAAGTGCCCACGTTGCAAGTCTTGTATGAGAGCTATGCCTGCGGACTTGTCTTCCACGAGGATCAGGTCTACGCGCTTCTTGTTCTTGCCCTCACCATAGACCACGTCGTACTCTTCGATCACCTTGGGGCGCAGGTCTGGGTATTGCAGGCGGTCTTGCCAGCAGTCGATCACCATGGCGGACATGGGGCCATCCAGTGGCTTGAACACCCCGAACGTGATAGCCGCTGTCGGATCGTTGACAGTCTTCTCTGAGCTGGCGCAGTCGTAGGACTGGATGATGTACTCGAACTTGGGGAACTCTTTGTTTGGCGCCCACAGCTTGAACATCTCGCGCTTGACGATCCCTGATTCCTCGGCATCTATGAGCTCCGCGTGGATCTCTTGACGGCCTATCTTGGTTCCTTCATAACTGAGAATCTGCTTTTGGAAGCTAGGAGCGAGGTTAGCTAGGTTGACGTAGGTAGATGCCGTCGTCAGCGCTACGTCGTCACCTTCCCTGCCTACGAGCTCCACAATGAGGTCTTTGGGTCGTGGGGTAGTCGTGGCAATGATCTGTGTCCTGCCATCGTCCTTCTTGAGTCGAACAGCAAACTGTATGTTGTACCAAGCTTCGTCGAGGTAGTCCCAAGCCGCCAGCTCGTCCAGCCATGCACCATGGTACTGACCACCACGGAAACGATCAGGTTCGCTGGCGCTGATCCCTTTGATCAGGCTCCCATTGATCAGGACGATCTCGTGCAGGGCTTTGTTGTAGTCTTTGATCAGGATCGGAGGGATCACAGCCATCAGTCCTGACTCACCCTCGAAGCACGTACCCCTGACGTCCATCGATGTAGGGGCGGACACGAGCCAGCGTGTGTTTGGGTTCTCCCATGCCCACCACCAGAGCTGTTCTGCCGCGGTTCTCGTTTTTCCCGCACCACGCCCGGCTAACATCAGCCAGATACTCCACCAAGTACCTTGGGGTAGCTTCTGGTGATTGAACGCGCCTGAGAGCCATTTAGCCCGTCTGGCGTATGCCATCGAGTGGTAAGGGCCTAAACTCTTCCTGATGTTCGGATCAGCAAGGATGTCCAGCACATCTTTGTCGACAACCTCGGTCATTCAGCAATCCGAATCAGCTCGAGGCGCTTGATCGCCACGTCCATCACGTTCTTGACCTCGCCATCGATGATCATAGGATCGACCTTCTCTTCAGGCGCCTTGTACTCGCCATACTTCTTCGGGTTGAACTTAGCCAGTAGCTTGAGGCGCGTCTCGATCTGTAGCTTACGGTGACCAAGCATATCCTCCTCAGTCACGGTCATGCTGTCCTCGCCCTCCTTAGCGCCAGAGGTGTAGACCTTCTTGGTTCCAATGTGCATGTTGTCAGCAATGTACAGGCACTCCTCTGCCAGAGCGTCGTATCCGATGTCACGCGCACGTGCGATGGCTGTGGAAAGCTCTGCGTCCCTCCACATCCAATCGTATACCGTCCTCCATGCAGGGAACCCTTCGTTGTCTCTGCATATCTGTCTAAGCGGTACGCCCTCACTTAGTTGCTCACAGATTACTCGAGCTATCTCTGCGTTGTACTTTGAGGGTCTGCCTGTCTTGGCTATCTCTTTTGTTTGCGGCTTACCTGTCACATCGGCGACTGTGTCGCTGGAAAGATCTTTTGGTTTCTTTGCCATCACTGAGCTCT